GCCTTTAGTTCTTCATTCGACACTACCGAACAAACAATTTATTCTGTAGTTGCTGGCGGTACACAACCAGATTATTTTCTTTTAAAGAAAAAAGTTAAAGCCCTTAGTGCTGAAATAAAAACCGCCACTTTTGATATTGGGTCAGCTGAAAGATTCAAAACCCTATCACTAGATGATTCAAAAATTATAGGAATCCAATCAATTGCAGATTCTGATGGAAATGAATATACTGAAGTTCCTTACTTAGCCCAAGAAACAATATTTGAAGAAGTACCAAACACAGAAGTTAATGATCCTGAACTAAAACAATATCAAAATCAAGTTCCTTTTTTATTAAGAACTAAAAAAGTAGCAAAAAGATTTGTTACAAGATTTAGATCTGACCAAAAAATGGAAATTCAATTTGGTGCTGGAGCTACCAGTGGTGATGATACAACTATTATACCAAACCCTGATAATATAGGTTTAGGAATTAAAGATGGCAGATCTTTATTAGATAGGGCATATGATCCTTCTAATTTCTTATTTACTAAAGCTTATGGTGAAGTTCCTTCTAATACAACTCTAACTGTAAAATATTTAGTTGGTGGTGGTTTAAATTCTAATGCTAATGCTAATATTATAAATAGAATAGGAACTGTATCTGTTATACCTACTAAAGGTAATTTAAATACTGGCTTATTCAATACAACTATAGGTAACTTAGCATGCAATAACCCAGAACCAGCTACTGGTGGGGGGCCTGGTGATTCTGCCCAGGATATAAAATTAAATGCAATTGCAAATTTCTCAGCTCAAAAAAGAACTGTAACAAAAGAAGATTATATATTTAGAGCACTATCAATGCCCCCACAATTTGGCAAAGTAGCTAAAGCTTATATAGTACAAGATACCCAAATATCTCTTGATACTAATAAAAGAATATCTAACCCAAATGCTTTAAATTTATACACTGTAGGATATAATTATAATAAAAAATTAGAACCTTTATCATTTGCTGCCAAAACTAACCTAGCAACTTATCTAGAGCAGTATAGAATGCTAACAGATGCTATTAATATTAAAGAAGCATCTGTAATTAATTTTAAAATAGAATTTGACATTTCAGTTAAAAGTGGATTTTCAAATGATCAGGTCCTCTTAAGTGCAATTAATAACTTAAAATCATTTTTTAACACAGACAATTGGCAAATAAATCAACCTATAAATATAGGTGATATATCAAGTTTATTATATAGTATAGATGGAATCCAAACAGCAAATAATATAATATTTACTAATTTATTTGGTGAAAATTCAGGCTATTCAAAATTTAAATATAACTTTGATGCTGCTACTCGAAATGGCACTATATACCCATCACTAGATCCTAGTATTTTTGAATTAAAGTTCCCAAATACAGATATAATTGGTAGAATAACTAACTAACACTATGGCACATTATTTTATATTTCCCGAAAAAGACACTACTATTTATGCCCACCCTACTAGAACAATCCTTAATACAGGTATTGATGAAATCTTAACCTTAAGAGATGAACCTTCATCTACGGATTTAAATTATTACCCTAGTAGAATTTTAGTCCAATTTAAACAATCTGAAATTAATAATGTTATAGATAATATAATAACAGGTGGACCCTTTTCAGCTAGTTTAAATCTATACCAAACAGAACATAAAGAATTAAGTATTAATCAAAATTTAGAAGTATTCCCACTATCAGGAAGTTGGAATAATGGAACCGGTAGATTTAGTAATATACCAACTATATCTAATGGATGTTCATGGTTATATAGAGATGGAAGTCCTGAAGCTATTTCAAATGATGAATTAGGTACTAAATGGGCTACATCAAGTTTTACCACAGGTGTTACATCAAGTTTTATAGAAGCTTCTCCTGGTGGGGGAACCTGGTATACAGGATCAGGGTTTGAAATAACTAGAACTTATGGTTATGGCGATTATTTAGATTTACTATTTGATTTAACTAATCCAATTTTAAAACATGTAAGTAATAGTTTATATTCTTCTACTTATCCAGATGGAATAGAAAATAATGGATTTTTAATTAAAAGGGCAGATTCACAAGAACATACAGATATAGATGATGGAGAATTAAATTTTTTCTCTATGGATACTCATACAATATTTCCACCATATTTAGATATATCTTGGGATGATTCATTATACGATACCAATTCAGCAACAGATAGTAAAATTATTAAAACTGGTGAAACATATGTTACATTAAGAAATAATAAAGAAAAATTTAGAACATCCGAGGAATATAAATTTAGACTTAATGTTAGAGAACTTTATCCAACTCGAAAATTTGTAACTTCTTCAAATTTCTTAGATGTTAAATATTTTACAAGTAAATCATTTTATTCTTTAGTAGATTATGCTACTGAAGAGACACTAATACCATTTGGTGAAGAATCTAAATTAAGTGCTGATGCAGAAGGAATGCATTTTAAATTATATATGCAAGGTCTTCAAGAAGAGAGATATTATAAACTTTTATTTAAACATGAAAATGATGACGGTATTCAAGTTTATGATGATGATTATTACTTTAAAGTTGTTAAAACATAATCATGGCGTATAATCCAACCCCACCACCACCTCCTTCTAATTCAAGTAATAGAGAAGGTACTAAAGGTAATAACCCTATGGATGGGTTCCATATAATGCCTGATGGTAGTAAAATGAGAAATTCGGATATGCCTACCAAACCATCACCATTTGTAGAAGCAGTTGACCCAACCCCTTCTCCAATTTTAGGAGAAATAAAATTTATTAAAACTATATATAGTCAGGATGCATTTAGACAAAGTGTAGATACTTCTATAAGTGAATTAGTAACCCAAAAAGAAACAATAGATATTCAACAATTTTTTGATCAATACCATCAAATATTTTTTGATATTTCCCAAAAAGGTATTAATTCCCATGAAACTATTATTAGGGAAAGTATGGATTATGTAAATGATTTCACAGATTATAAAGATGAACAAATACTTGATTTAGAAAATCAAATAATAGCCTTAAATAATGAAATACTAGAATTACAACAAGCTGATTTAGAGGGAGAGGCAGATGACATATCAGAAGACATTGAAGCTCAAGCACAACAACAAAAAGCTTCAGCAGAAATAGGCGACCCAAGTAACCCTAATATTTACTGGAGTAATGATTCTACTCGCTTATTATTCCCAGATGGTCTTAAAAAAGTTGGAAAACATATGCAGGAGGATAACGACCAACTACTTCCTAATGGAGCTGATGCCTTTGAGGGGAATAAAACTAAAATAGATAATTCATGGAAAGATTTAAAACAAGCTTATGAATTGGGGGGAGATGGTAATATCCGCGAATTCCAAGAAGTTAGAACATATAGTGATTGGAAAACAGATATAAATAAAAGAGGAGAGTGGCAGAAAAGAAGAGATAACTGTATGGATTGTTTAGATTATGTTAAAGATATTGTAAAACAAACTTACGAAGATATAACGTCATAAAATGATAATAAATTCACAATCTACAAATACACTAAAACCAAGTGACGTATCCTCCTTATCTTCGAAAGAATTATTAAGAAGATTTGGAAAATCTAATGATTCTATTGAATTAATAATATATGATCTAAATGATAAAATTGTATATAGTGATGATTCTTTTAAAAAATATGCTCCATATATAAATCCTAAGGATAATTTAATTGACTCTATAGACATTAATCATGAGCAAGTTTTAAGAGATTATGGATTTACTAATGGTCAATATAAATTATCATATTCATTCCAAAGAAAATTACTAACAAGAGGGTGGCGCAAACAATACTATATAGCTGAAATATCACCCTCAAGGACAGAAATTAGATTTTCTTCTAATACTAAAAATTCAATTGTTGGAGATGTACAAGAATTAGTTGGGATTTTTCGTAATTCTGTCTTTACTAGAAATATAAAATTAAGTTTTGGAGGAGGAAAGAATACCTTAATTACAAATGCTCAATTAAGTAATGACACAGGCTTAATAAAATTATATCAACCCCTTTCTTCTAAAATAGGTAATAACTCTTCTTTTAGAGTATATGAAGAAATAATCAATCCCCTTGAAATAACAGTAGATTTAGGTTCTCCCGAAATTATAGACACAGGAATTTCACTTAATGGTCCCAATTTTAATATAGATTTTACAGACAATTTTACAGTTCCCTCTGAATTTAGAACATA